TTAACCGGCTGATCGATTAGCCTCTGTCTTTCGCCGCGCTTCCATAACTGGATGATCTGCAGCTACTTGCTTGCCAAGGTGCATCGGGCCAGGCAGGCGCAGATGACCATCCCACAGTGGTGGGTTGCGACAGAGCAACGCCACTTGCTCGGCAACCGCAGCTGCACCGTCAAAGGCTCCAGGCTGGATGATGGCAATTTCCGTGACGCCGAGCTGTTGCCAAGGATCCCCTTTTCCCGCCAGCGTACTCGCCAGGGCGATTTCGATAAGTCCTGGCTGCAGGGTGAATTTCCACAGCGCAGGTTTGAGCATCAGACGGCCATCGACCGGCTGGCCATGCAGCACGCTGTTGTTCACACGGTTGAGAAGGCTTGTACCTTCACGAACAAAAAGGCTTTTTTTGTCTTGGCACCAGGCTGAGTCGCAGCTGACTTCGTGCCGCTGGGCATTCATTGGCCACCGGCATTCCGGGCACAAGTAGACTAAGCCGTTGTGATACAGATGGAGGGGGATGGGGTCGTAGAACTCGTTCAGGGAGAGGTTGAGCGGGATGAAGACATCTTGGGCTTCAGACGGAAAGATCACGCCGTGCTCAATGAGGAAAAGCCTGAAGTTGCGGTAGTGAATTTCTCCCTCTGCCCGCAGCCGACACGCCTGCTTGACCCTATTTACGCTTGCCTGGACTTCTTCCCAGAGCTGACTGACGTCGAGCTCAAGCAGCATTTCGTTGCAGGTCTGCGTCGCGATGTTGGAGTAAAGCAGTGGGCCCGAATAATCTAGCCTCAGTGCATCCGGCAACCACTTTTCCAAGGGTAGGCTAAGCTGATTTTCAAGCTTGATCGCTGACATGGGGGGAACGCATTGCTCCAGGCGCCAGAGCAATGCGGATGCTCTTTGAAGCACGGTAAACGCTTCGGCCCTGTCGGTGCCACACAGCGAGGCGCCTTGGGCTAGAAGGCGGAGCAGGTGCTCAGGGGCGTGCTTGTCCATCTGCGGTACCTCATCTTCCCTGAGCGACTGATCAGCGTTGAAGGTTGCTGAAGACCAATGGCGGCCAAGACAACCTACAACGTGTAAATGTTGGTGGCTAAGCTATCAATTTGCTGCTAAATCGCGCAACGCTTGGTAACGCAATTTGTCTTTCGAATTAATTCAGGACATGAACGCACCGGCCATATCCGCCTCAGTTGAGCATACCAGGCTTGAGCCAACGTCAAAAAATGCCAAACAGCTCATACATTTCCAAGCCGATAGCGCTTCCGATCGCGTACCAGACGTTCTGCCAGAGCACTCTATTGAGAGTCGTTCGGGATTGTAGCTTCGCATGTGGTAGCCGAGGTGTTGGGAGTATTGTTCGCTGAGGAAGCTCAAGTTGATAGGGTTGAAGCTCTGGGTTGTTGATGGCGGCGGCTACAGGCGGACAACATAAGGAAGCACGTAATTTAACATAATATACATTATGCGTACCTCTAGATTCACATGCAGGTGAACAATGGTGATCATTTGATCATTCGTTGCGTGCGGCTTGTATCAGGAATGATGTTGAAACGTGAAACCTTTGTGGATGGCGCGTTCTGGTCCACCGCTGCGAGCCCTCGCTGCGGACCGTCACGCGACTCCAGAGAACGAGTTGATGAAAGACCGGCAGGTGTGGCATACGCAGGCTGCTGCTTGGTGTCATCAAAGTATCCGTTCTGGACAACTGACATGCAGAAATCAAAGGACGTAGTCATACGTGTGGCCTGCTGTGAATAGCACTGACACACGGTGTCTTCACCGTTAAATGAACCAGTGCTCAAACCTCTAGACTTAGCCGTCAACAACATACGGACATCAGTTGAGGCCATACAGGTTGGACGTGGGAAATCTCGGGCCTTATTCGTTTCGTCATACCTAGGCGCAGAAGACTCAACATCAGCAATTCTTGGCTTGTACTGCTGAACATATTCCTGAACTGGTTGAACAGTACGGCCTTGGGTAGTAACACCGGACGTTGAAGATGCTGATGCAGGTCGCTTAGCTTCTGAAAAAGTTGATTGAGACTCTGCATGCATAAGAGCCTCACTGTCAGATGTTTTACTCTTCATGACATACCAAAAGCCAAAACCAAGCAGGAAAATAGGAATAATAAGCACAGCAAGAAAGAGCGGCACCAACTTGTAATAACTAGGCGTGACCTTCTTGTGAGTATGAACGGTTGATGACTTATAAAGGCCAAAATAGTGTTTATCGAACTCTATTTTAGACTCTTGAGCCATCTTGAAGTTAGTTCGACTTTCAGGCTTATCAATACACATCTCATATTCATGCCTGAATATGCCTTTAGTACGACCGTATGGACGAATAAAGTTTATATGCTTCCCTACCAACTTTCGTACGGGCGAACAAATTAGTGATGGGTGCTGCGTGATGATGTGAACGTCCCAACCATGATGTCGATGTTTCTCAAAGCGAGTAACTTTTTCAACACGTCCACGGATATCAGTTCCGAATGTGCCCTGAGCCTCATCTATGACAATAACCGAACCGTCAGGCAAGTCATACCAAAGGTCGGGAGTTTCCCATTCAACCCATTTAGACTTGAGCTGATCAGCTTTAAGCTCCGGAATGCCGTGGTAATAGATAGTGCGTGGCGGAAGGCTTGGATCATCAGGATCTTTATGAAGACGCAACAGAGGGTTATTAGGGTCAACAGCATGCTCTAAATCAATCTCTTTGATTGTGTTAAGAGTCTTGCCGGAACCGGGTAAACCAGTGCGAAGAAATAACATGCGCCCTACTCCTTAGGTGTCCATTTCATAGATGTTTTACTGCCAGACTTGTTCATACCGGCGAGAAGAGCGCGAGCAATGTAGGCAGAAAATAAGATATTCAAACAAACATCTATCTTGAGCATACCAAGAACAGCAATCCAGTCACTAGGCAAACCACCGAGCTGAGAAAAGGCATAACCCTTGGCCTTGTCGAGAGCAGCATCAATACCAACATAACTTATTGCAGCAAAACCAAGACCTCGGAGTAACTTCCAACCCAAAGGGACTATAGAAAGACCCACCATGCGTAAGAACAGACCGATGATTGCAGGCATTTATCAAACTCCAGTTGCGATAATTTCAGCTGCCTTACGCATTGCGAAAGCAACCATGAGATAACCCATAAACGTGAGAAATGTACAAAGACCGGGAACGTTAGGATCGACGGTGAATGATCTGCCAGACATAAACGGAACACTTACAGTCCTTAGCACGGGGCAAGACGCACCAAAACGACTACTAGTATCAATCATTGATGTAAGGTCAAACGTAGAATCGGAATCAGGCTTAATAGGTTTGTAGTCTTCACCGGAAAACTCAGATTGAAGCTCAGACTTTAAGTCAGCTATCTTTTTCTCGGTAAGATCGCGATATTCTTTATCAGCACAACGTGATTGCTGTTCCTGACGAAGTACAGCGCATTGAATTACATCGCCGGTGCAAGACACTACAGTTTGACACTGCATATCACCAGAAACCTGAGCGTCATCCTCGCCACATTTGTCACCTTCGCAAGTACCATCACCGGAGCCAGTACCAGAGCCGGAGCCAGTACCAGTACCAGTACCGGAGCCACTGCCTGAACCACTACCAGAGCCGGAACCAGTACCTGAGCCGGAACCAGTGCCTGAGCCACTACCAGAGCCGGAACCACTACCTGAGCCGGAACCAGTGCCTGAGCCACTGCCAGAGCCAGAACCGGAACCAGTACCACCAGTATCGCCAGTGCCAGTACCAGTATCAGTGCCAGTGCCAGTGCCAGTGCCAGTGCCAGTGCCTGGAGAAGTATCGGGGGTTGGATCAGGTGTAGGTTCTGTTGTGGGAGGTGGAATATAAAGATCACCAGTTACAGTGACATCAGCGGTACAAGTAAATCCACCAGATACAGATGCAGTACAAATAGCAACACCTGAAATAGACGTAGAACAGCCGCCTATAGATGGAGGCGAAGGCGTATCAGTAGATTGTGACCAACTATGACTCTTTTGAGTAGCTCCTTTAGCATCGGTACATTTCTGTAGCTGAGGGTTGTCACATCCACCTGTTGAACTGTTGTATGAAGTTCCGGAGTCACATGAACCTGTGCCTTGGACATTAAGTGAGTTACCACAGGTCCATAAATTAGACTGGAGATAGGAGAGCTTAACAGGACCCCAACCCGCTGCTGTTTCAGCACAAGCAGCGGCAGGTGTAGAAAACTGTGAGTTGGACAAAGGACCTGTATAGAAAAGAGCAGCAGAGGCAGCCTGAATATAAAATAGACTAACGACCAACGCAAAGAAGAAAGAGCGCAGCCGTGACCCAAAACCAAGCGAAGTCATTCGGATCAATATACATATTAATGTCTCCATTATTTTCTCCAGACAAAAAAAAGCCCGGAGGGAAAAACTCCCACCGGGCAAACAGGGTTAATTAAGTCCCTGCGCGCATTGCTTTCTTGGCTGCACCGATGAGGGCAACGAGGCCAAACATTGCAGCTACGACAGCGGCAGCGGCAGCAACACCACCAGCAACGTAGCCCAGGGCTTCAGCGGTATCGATTTGGGCACCGGCAGCGAAAGACGGAGAAGCAGTGGCCATAACAATGGAAGCGGCTGCCAACTGAGCGCGACCAGATTTGCAGAGAACGAGCAATTTGTTTTTCATAAAACACCTTAAAATGAGTTGCGGACGGTTTTGCAGACCCAGACAAAAACAAAGAGTGCAAGTAAGGCACCAGTTATTTCCATACGCTGCTCTGCGGTAATAGCAGGACTGAGAGAATCCCGCATTTCTTGGACTGTGAAAGTTTGAAGTTGACCAGTACAAACGGGAGTACCGTCAGACTGAAGTTGCCACATTCCGTCACAGCCCAGAAAATTCATGTTAACCAGCCTTCTGAGGGTTCATTGCATCAGAAAGCGGAGGAATGTTTTTACGACGACCTTGACGAGGGTCGCAGTTGAACTCCAGCCGACCATCACGAACGTCAGGGATAACATCACACTCATAAGTGCCAGGCTGAGGAACTTCGCTCGGGGTCTGCGCATAGAAATCGACCTTCTGAGGGTAAGGTACACCGGGCAGATGAACATAAGCCTGAAACATGGTGTAGGGCTTCTGAGACTTAGCAGCTATACCACTACGGGTAACGCCGGAGACCTCGACCATAAGTGTAGGAAATTTGATGGTAGACATTGTGTTGCCCCTTTACAGTGTGGGAAGCCGAGAACTTAAGCTCGGATTGCAGTATGCCCAGCTGGGCGGTTTTAAATTAGATATGCGGCGAAAAGTAAGAAACTGACGCTTAGCTATTTGCGAGCGTACTTGCTCAGCTGATGTAGCCTGTAAAAACAAACGCATAAGCGAGCTAGCGAAAGCAGAATCATCGATGTTGCCAGAGTTAAAATTAGCAATCTCGGCCTCGACTGAATAACGGAGAATTTGATACTGAGACTTATCCATATCAACGACTCGCAATATAAAGTGCAACACAAAAGATAAGGCACATGAAAAGAGCGATGACATAAACGAAATCCATTAGTAACCCATCCATTCAGCAATTGAGGGAGTACCTTTTTCTTGACGATCAAGAAACCAGATACGCTCAGGTTTAGTGCCCTGCTCTTTCCGAACTTCGATTACAGCAAGTGTTTCTGCTACTTGCTGGGTCAGAACAGGGTTCATAAACTCACGAACATGACGCTGCTGATCGAGCATGCGTCGTTGCCCAGGTGAAAGCTGGATACCTTGAAGGCTTACAGTCTTCATGCGGCCAACTTCAAATGATTAGCACGGCGATACCAGAGAGGGACAGCAAGTTCAGACTTGCATACCTCACGGCATTGGCGAACAAACACAGGTGCAAAACGAGAGGTGTCGCAAGCATTACGAATATTTATACCAATACGGTTAAGGCGAGCAGCGTGGGTCTGTACCTGCTTTTTATTAAAGTCAAAGACCTGACCATGCATCCATTGGATTGCATACATAGCTGTGGTATTGGCTGAACGAGTAGAGTCAACGACTTTCTCAGCAACCAATTGCTCACTGATGCTAACTATATCCATAGCCGTCACCTTTAACCTTTCGTCTATTTTAAGAAACTCACGGTGGAGTTCGCCAAATCGGCTCTCGTTAAACATGCCCCAGTAGCACAGGGCCTCTCGCTGGAGGAATTCACTCTTTAATTCTTGTTCCATACGGACAACACCGTTATGGAAACAGTAATTGCGAAGTTCAAGTACATACTTAAATTGCTCAGAGTCCTCACCATAAAGACGCTTAATCTTAGGTAAAAGATTCTGATCCATTTCAAATGCTTTATCGTAACCCTTACGATATTGAAGACGACCGCCCTGCCCGTTGCCCTTTGGGGTCCAAGAAACAGTTCGGCCATTCGGATATAGAAAACCTATTGAGTGACCAATACGCTGACTAGATACACCGCGAAGATAGGCAAGAACATTACCCTCGCCTAAAGCAATGTTAGTTGTCAGGTCGATTCGTTCAATCTTGGCCCCATCGGCAACGAGATCACTCGATTTAGCGCCTGATACGCCTTGGCGCAATTCAAGGCGTGTGCAACGTGTGAAAGCAGGAAGCCCGTATTCACGCAATAGCGCGTTGTAGACAGATATGCACTGTTCAACTGAGGTGTAGCCAAAAAGGTTATCAAGTCGACCTACTCTGCTGGGATTGCCTTCGACACGAACTTTTCGACCCTGAACATGGATCGTAACGGACGTGGAATGGCTGGCTTCATGTTTAAAACGAGGCTGGCGAGTACTCAAGACCTCGTTGGTGTTCGAATCGATGGTCAACGTGAAAACGTCACAGACCACAGGTAGGTCGTGGTCGTGCTCTTGGGAAACGGTGAGCCAGTCGATCATCATGCGGAGCGTCCTTACACATGCACACAAGTAACATGGGAGGGGAATGTACACATGTGGAACTGCACACGTCAATACGTGTCAACGTGCACACATGTATTATTGGAGGGAATTTGATGAACGGTGATGGCATGGCCACGAACGTAAGACTGACGACTGCCGAGCAGGAAGCTATTCGGCAAAAAGCTATAGAATTCAATAAGATACTGATTAAGCAAGGAAAGCAGCCATTACGCGACAGCGAACTGGTGCACAAAATCCTAGAAAAATCAGTACCTTACGCAAGGCTTTCCGAATCAGGGGATGTGATTATCGATTCTGAGTGA